TAATTATGGGGGTGGTTCGCGTGATGGACTTAATAATAAGACCAAAGCGGTTATTGACATCAAATGTCCATACACAATTGGCTCATTCTGTAATTTTGCCGATTGTATAGATATTGAGCAAGTACGCGAGGAACATACAGACGGAGATAAATATTATTGGCAATTGACTTCAAATGCTTGCATAGGTGAAACTGATAAAGCTGAATTAATAGTGTATATTCCTAATTTAGAAGACTTGGCAGCGATTCAACAATATGCGGTTAAGTTGTATAATGATGGCGAGAAAGAATGCTATTTTATTGCGAATGCTAGTTATGAAGAATTGCCATATTTGCCTAAAGAATCATTATATAAGAATAAAATTGTGTTTCAATTTGACATACCGGAACATGATTTAGATTTTCTTACAAACAGAGTTATTTTAGCTGCTAAAAACTTAATACCATGAAACAGGAACAAACACAACTAAGCAAGTATCATATTGACTTGCACATGAGAAATTTAGATAGTAAAGACTTGGAACTAATAAAATCTGTTTGCGCAAAACTTCATGTTAGCCTATACGATTTTTTTAACGTGGCTTCAGAACATTATATTTCAGAAGCGAGGAAAGTAGTTACTTATATCATGGTTGAGCATGATAATTATTATTTTGAAAAAATAATGACTATAATTAGGGCGTCTAAATTTCATCGAAGCAATATACATTATCTGTACCATCAGTCAATCAATCATTATAAGAATGAGGATAAATTCCGAAGCATTGTAAATAGTATTTTACCAATATGCCCAAAATTTACAGGGTTGCATTTTTATCCATCCAACACAAAAAACTAAAAACATGATACAATTAACAGGAGAAATGTTTGACAACCATGTCAACAAACTTAATATCTACGAATATCAACTAATCAGATTAGCTACTGAAATGATGAATATTCCACAATATGAATACAACTTTTACGGAACTAAATTCCTAGCAGTTATTTCACCATCAGTCGGTAAAAATATACTCAAATGTCGAGCGCTAATTACACTAGTATTAAGAGCTAGAAATTATACATACGAAGAAATATGTAAAATCATAACCGTTAAGAGATTAACATGGGCAGGTTCAAGATTGAACAATTTGCAAGCTTTAGAGTTAATCCGCAATGATTCTGATTTTTTTAATAGCTATAAAAATCTAATTGCAGCATCAGATGAATTTTATATAAAAAGTCCTATTTATGAAAAAAAACTTAGTAAATAAATTTATTATACAATTAAATTAATATATTCGCTTTTTAAACATTAAACACAAAACAAAATGAAACAACAAGAGTATGAAGATTTCTTAAAAAAGAAACAAAAAACATTTTTAGAAAGTGGATTTGAAATTGAAGAATCCAAACTAAATCCATTATTAAAAGACTTTCAAAAGTATGGATTACAAGTCGCATTAAGAAAGGGCAAATTTGCTTTCTTTTTTGATTGCGGATTAGGTAAAACATTTTGCCAACTTGAATGGGCAAAGCAAGTATATGATAAAACAAATAAAAAAGTTTTAATACTTGCACCTTTGGCAATAGTTGAGCAGACAAAAAAAGAAGCCGAAAAGTTTAATATTTCATTAGATAGTTTTGATATTACAAACTACGACCAACTAAAGAACATTGAAAATATAAATCAATATTCAGGTGTAGTACTTGATGAAAGTAGTATATTAAAGGGCAAGGATGGAAAGTTATCTAATTTAATTATTGAAACTTTTAAAAATACACCTTACAAATTAGCTTGCACCGCAACACCAAGCCCAAACGACCATATGGAATTAGGGCAACATAGCGAGTTTTTAGGCGGTATGTCTTATCTTGAAATGTTAGCTATGTTCTTTGTTCATGATGGCGGTGAAACTTCTAAATGGAGATTAAGAAAGCACGCTGAAGATAATTTTTGGAAATATATATCTACATGGTCAATGGCTATTGATAACCCTAGTAGTTTAGGTTTTTGTAGTGAAGGTTATAATTTACCTGAAATTGAATACATAGAGCATATTATTAAAGTAGATAATGAAACGAAAACTTTATTCGGTGATGTTGCTGTTAGTGCTACCGATTTACACAAAGACTTAAATAGAAGTTTTGATTTGCGAATACAAAAAACATTAGAACTATTAGATTCAAATGATAGCCAGTGGATAGTTTGGGGTTTAAAAAATAGTGAAACAGATACATTAAATAAGTTAGTATTAGACGGCATCAATGTGCAAGGTTCGGATAGTCCTGAGTACAAAGCAAAATATTTGAATGGATTTGCTAATAAAGATTTTAGGGTATTAATTACAAAAACATCAATAGCTTCATTTGGTATGAATTATCAAAATTGCAATCATATGGTTTTTATGTCTTATGATTTTAAGTTTGAGGCTTTCTATCAAGCCGTAAGACGTTGTTATAGATTCGGACAGACTAAGAAAGTTTATGTACATATATTGATTCCTGAAAGTCAAATAAATGTGAGACAAACAATATTAGATAAACAAAAGCAACATTTTGAACGAATAGGACAAATGGCTAAATATTCAGCCGATAACGATTATAAAAAAGCAAAAAGCAAGGTTACTATTTTGAATAAAGAAGTTAAAACAGAAAAATACCATTTAATAAATGGGGATTGCGTAACAGAAACAAGTAAATTATCAAATGATTGCGCTGATATAGTTGTTTTTTCACCACCATTTGCAGAGTTATATGTTTATTCAGACAAAGAACAAGATATGGGTAATGTGAGCGATTATAAGCAATTTGAAGAACATTTTAAATTTTTAATACCTCAATTGAAACGTGTTTTGAAAAGCGGTAGAATGTGTGCTATTCATTGCATGGATTTGCCTATTCAAAAAGGTAAAGAAGGATATATAGGTTTAAGAGATTTTAGCGGGATGCTTATTAATTGGTTTCAAGACGAAGGATTTATTTATCATTCTCGTGTTACTATATGGAAAAACCCTGTAACAGAAATGCAAAGAACTAAGGCACTTGGATTGCTTCATAAAACAATTAAAAAAGATAGCATTATGTCTAGGGTAGGGATACCTGATTATGTTTTATTTTTTAGAAACGATGGAGAAAATGAAACACCAATAACTCATCAAGATACAGACCCTAGTAAATTAGATTATTTGCCAGTTGATTTATGGCAAAAATATGCTTCTCCTGTTTGGGATGACATAAACTATTCAAGAACTTTGCAATATCGAAGTGGTAGAGATGGTAATGATGAAAAGCATATTTGTCCTTTGCAATTAGATACAATTGAAAGAATATTACATTTATATTCCAATGAAGGAGAAACGGTTTTTAGTCCATTTGGTGGTATTGGTTCAGAAGGTTGCTCCGCTATAAAAATGAATAGAAAGTCTATATCTATTGAATTGAAAGAAAGCTATTTTAAACTTAATGAAAATAATCACAAATCATTTGTTGAAGAAAAAAATAGTGTACTAACATTATTTTAATCCAAAATATATTTCTTAAATTCGCATAAGTTTAGGTACGGACTAGGTACTAATTAATATATAACTTTATTGCCCCTTTTTTGGAAAATGAATCTAGTCCATTCAGAAGTACAGAAAGGGGTTTTTTTATAACATGATTACAATAGAAAGATGCTTGAGATTACTTGATAGTAATTTCTCATTAGTTACTCTCGGAATCGACAAACGAGCAAACTATACTTGGAAGAATAACCAACAAACAATCATATCTAAAGACGAATTTAAAATTAGATATAATTATAAAGGAGGTATATTTTACACTAAGAAAGGTACTGACCAAAAAACAGAACTTGCTGCAACGGAAAACATAGGACTTATTACAGGATATAATAACCTTGAAGTTATCGATGTTGACTTAAAAGTATTTCCAACATTACCACAACAACAAAACTTTTGGAATGAGCTTTACAATTGCCTAAAGGACAATATAGATGACTTTGATTTAAAGTTTGTAATTTATAAAACTAAGAATCAAGGCTACCATATCTTATACCGATGCAATACAATAGCTGGAAATGAGAAAATAGCGAAACTCGAAGGACATAAAGAGTGCGTAATTGAATCGCGCGGCGTTGGTGGATATGTTGTAATTTATGAAAACAAAATATCAAAACTTGAATACTTAGATATTCAACTTATTAGCGAAAAAGATAGATGTATTTTGTGGGATGTTTGCCGCAGTTATAATTTCGTAGCTCAAACGATTGAACCCGAAGAAACTAAGCTAAGTAAGGCTTATTCTGATGTTGAAATAACACCATGGCAAGATTACAATGCTAGGGTATCAATATTTGATATTGTAGGCGATGAATTTAATATTGTTTCAAACCTTACTACTCATTACATTATTTTGCGACATGGTGCAAAGTCGGCACATTCGGGATATATATATAAAAATAGCGGTTGTATGTATTTATTCTCGAC